ACTCAAGTGACGTTACTATCGGTACGGAAACAATTACAGTCGATCCTTTTTTAAATTTTGAAGCAGGAGATCCTGTTAAATTCTCTGTTGTTAATTCACAGACAGGTGCTTCTGGTACAGGTACCTTACCTGCTGGTCTGAATACTTCAGATACATTTTTTATTAAAACTTATACTGCTGCGACAGGAGCATTAACAGTTTCTGCTACTAATGGTGGATCTGCTGTTGATATTACTGATACTGGAACTGCTGCTTCTCCAAACGTATTTCAGATTGCTTATGGTGCTCATGAGAGTGTGTCTCAGGTTAGAGAATGGACTTTTGAGATTACCAGAGATGAGATTGACGTAACAACTATAGGAGGAACACCAGGACAGTTTGTTCCATTCAGAAAATTTATATCAGGTTTTGGTGATGGTTCTGGTTCCGCAACTGTTTATATGACAGATGAAGATACAACTCTTGCTAATAGAATGATTAAGGACGTTTTACAAAGACAACAAGTTGGTGCTTCATTTAAACTTTATATAGATCAGGTGTTTTCTGGCGGTACTGTTAGCGACACATTAAGTCGTTTTATTAGTTTTGATGCGACATTAACATCTGCTGGATTCAGTGTTAACCCTGACGATCCACAGTCGGTAAATGTAGAGTTCAGACCTTCTGCACAGCCTACATTTGACTTATCTAAATCATAGTTATTGATAACTTATATAGAACTGATATAATATAATAATAAATATATATAGTTTATGGCATCAAACAAGACCATGCGAGCGATTGATCGCTTGCGTAAAGCTGCAAACCTCGAAGCAGTAAGAAAAGAAGTCACATTATCTGATGGAACGGTTTTTGAGATGTGGGTGACACCTTTGACTCTTGCTGAAAGAGAAAGAGCATTGAGAATGGCTAAAACTGATGACACAAATGAGTTTGCTTTACGTTTGTTATTAACAAAAGCACAAGACGAAAGCGGTGAAAAATTATTTCAGTTAGGTGAAATTGACGTATTAAAAAATGAAATCAGAGATTCTGACTTACAGAAATTAATGTTATGTGTTATACAAGAGGATGAAGAGCCTATTGACCCAAAAGATTAAGTGCTGAACTGCGTAAAGATAACTTAATGATGTTGCAGTTTGGTATAGCAAAAGAATTAGGAATGAGTTTATCTGATGTTAGAAAAATGACTCTTGAAGAAGTCTTAGGTTGGAGTGCTTACTTTCAAATATTGAATGAGGATCAGGAAAAAGAAATGCAAAAGATAAAAAGACGTAGGTAAATATCATATTTTGCTTTAATATATAGACAACAGTATGTAATAACTTTGTGGCTAATTACGATGCACTGATAAATTTAAAACTTAAAGGTTTTGATGAATTAAAAAAAGTTGAAAAAACATTAAACAATATAACTAATCCCAAAAGTACAAGAAGGTCTGCATCACAAAAGTTAGATCAATCTGAACTTTCCTTTTTAAGAACAAAAAATACTGCATTAACTTTAGCAAACAGAGCACATAGAATCCAAAATAAACTTAAAGGTAGTGGACGTGATTTAGAAAAAGAGATAGTTGATTTAGAAAGAATTGGTAATGTTAAACAAGTACAAAATCTGAGTCGATTAAAAAAGCAAATAGAGTTACGCAAAAAAGATGTTCTTGAAGCGGAAAAGTTATTAGCTGTAAGAACGAAAGAAGCTGAGACTGTAAAAACCAGTCGTATAGTAAGTTCTAAAACCAGTCCTACTGTGGTTTCACATCCTGCTTTAATGGGACCACATCAAGCTACAAAAGGAGCAGGACAGGCAGCAATGAGTATTGATACTATTACCAGACAGTCTGACAAAAGGTTTAGTATGGAAATGAAGTTAAGACAACTTGAGGCTAAAGGAGTAAATACTGCAAAGCTAAGAGTAAAGATGGGTGAGCTTGTAGACGCTCAAAATCGTAAAGCTTTTGGCGATATAAAACGTATTAATAGAGAAATCGGAAGGGGCATAGCAAAAGAAGAAAGCAAGTTAAAAATATTACGAATACAAAATAAAGAAAGAGATCTTGAAAATAAAAAAATATTAGAAGCTAATAAGATGATTGCAAAGGAATCCACTCCACAAGGAGCTTTCAGTCGAATATCTGATAAAAAATCTCGTGATGTTCAAGGTAAAAGAACATTTATGAATAATCCTTTTGCTGGTTTTATGGGCAGGAGGTTCGGTACAACACGAGGATTTGATACTCAAAGTGCGTTAATTAGTGGTGCGTTTCCTTTATTGTTTGGGCAAGGTCCAATAGGTGCTGCTGCTGGTGCATTAGGTGGTGGTATCGGTGGAATGTTTGGAACTATGGGCGGTTTTGCTGGAGGTATTGCTGCAACTGCGATTGTTCAGCAGATTCAGTCTGCAATAACTGCTATTTCTGAATTAGGGCAAGCATTAGGACCATTTAATCAAGATACTAAAGCTATAACTGCCTCTTTAGGGTTACAAAACAGTGTTCAACAAGCACAATTACAACTTATTGAACAAACAGAAGGTAAAACTGCTGCTTTTAATGCTGCTATGAAATTAATGGCAAATGATATAGGTCAAACGGGTGTTAAAGCTTTAAAGAAATTTGGCGAAACAAGTAGAATAATTAATAGTCAGTTAAAAGTTTTCGGAACAGCATTGCAATCTGTAGCAGCCAGAATTTTAAACTTTATACTTGAAATAACAGGCATTGAAAAAGGAGTAAAACTTGCCGATGCTAGAAGGCTCGTTAAATCACAAGCAACTTTAGGTAATGAAGAAGCTAAAAAATTACAAAAAAATATAGATAAAACAAAAGGTATTCGTACAGATTTTGGTATTCTTGGACCGATTTCTGAAAAAGATCGTGAAGGTTCAGTTTTAAAGAAACAAACAGATGATGCAACAGAATTATTTGCTGTTAGAGAGAAAATTAACACGCAATTAAAAATAGAATTTAGTGATTTAATAGCTATATCAAAAGAAAAAGCGGATCAAGTAGCTTTAGAAGAGAGTATTAATAAATTAAAGAAAACTTATAATACTGATGTAGCAACAGAAATTGCAAATATAAATCAGGTAGCAGAAAAGGCAAAGGACAAATTAAATGTACAAATAAATGAGTTAAAAGATAAGGAAAAGCTTGGTAAACTGAGTGTTAATGAAAAAGGAGAATTAGAAGCAAAAATTAAGTTTTTAGAAAGGATTGATAGTTTAAATAAAGACGCAATTAAAGATATCATTACTTTAGGTAATGAGACTAAAAAAATAAAAATTACAAGACAGGAAATAGCTGATTTACTAGCCACTGAAACTACTAACGCAATCATGGGTCTTATAGAAGGAACAAAAACTTTAGGCGAAGCTTTAGCAAGTGTTGCTAAATCATTTGCCCGTATGTTTCTTAACGCTGGTTTTCAAAATATGTTTAATAGTTTGATTGTTAAACAAGAGCAGGGTGGTTACAACAGAGCAGGTAGTTTTAAAGCCTTTCAATACGGTGGAGTCGTCAGTTCTCCTACTCTTGGAATGATTGGTGAGGGTGGTGAACCAGAATACGTTATCCCGTCCTCCAAGATGTCTGGAGCGATGGCTAGATATTCCGCAGGTGCCAGAGGTGGTGCTGTCATCCCAGGAGGTCCTGGTGCGTCTGGTACAGTTGCAGGTTCTTCTGGTAATACAATCGTTGAATATACTGGCCCTGTCCTTAACTTCAATGGAGATGAATACGTTCCAAAATCTGCTGTGCCTGAAATAATTAATACTGCTGCAAGACA